GTTGTGCCGGGAGCTGTACGACGTGATGCAGGACATTCGGAGGTGTGCATGACGTGGATACTGAGGAAAAGGCCATCGTCCAGTCCAGCAACGACGATTCCTCCATGCTGTCCTTCGTGATGTCCGTCGATGAGGCCAAGCGACGGTTGGGTGAGCTTCAACGGTTCATCAAGGAGGTCATGGTCCCTGGTGAAGATTACGGCGTGATCCCCGGCACAGACAAGCCCACGCTCTACAAGCCCGGCGCTGAAAAGCTCTGCGAGATCTACGGCCTCTCGCCAATCATCGAGATCGTCCAGCGCATCGAAGACTGGGAGCGCGGGTTCTTCCACTACGAAGTGAAGTGCAGGCTGGTCAGCAAGCGCACCGGGGCGGTTGTCGCTGAGGGTGTTGGTTCGTGCAACTCCAGGGAGGCCCGCTACCGCTACCGCTGGGTGTACGAGAGCCAGTTGCCGCCCGGGTTCGATAAGCGCAAGGCCGTGACCCGCCGCGCCAAGAATGGCGGCACCCTTTACCGCATTGAGAACGACGACCCGTACACCCTTGCCAACACCATCCTGAAGATGGCGAAAAAGAGGGCGCACATCGACGCCACGCTGTCGGCCACTCGCTCTAGCGGCATCTTCACGCAAGACGTCGAGGACATCGTTGACGTTGACTACGACGTTATGGACGAGGAGCCGGCCCCCAGGAACAATGGCCGCACTGCCCAGCAGCGCCGCAACCAACCCGCCAACAACGGCGTGACTCGTGAACAGCTCCAGCGCATCGGCCAGCTTGTCAAGGAACTCGGCTGGTCCGCCGACGATGCCAGGACATTCGCCCAGGGTGAGTATGGCGTGAGTGATGCCCGGCAACTCACGCGGGAGCAGGCCGAGGACCTGATCGGCAAGCTCGAGGACCTGCTGCACGGTGTCGGTGACGAGCAGCCGATGGATGTCGAGGGCACCGTGGCGTGAGCAAGGGGGGTGCGCAATGCGGCGGCGCGGGCGGTGGCTGGTGATGTTCCTCGACGCAAACGGTGTGCCAGCGGTGTACCGCGAGTACGACGACCTGGCGCTGGCCGGGAAAGTGGCGGCGACCCTGAGCACGACCATCCGGGGCGTATGGGTGGTGCCCAACCCGGACTACATCGCCGAGGAGATGCTAGGGCATGGGACTCCAGGCGCAGGTGAGTGGGAGGTCGAGTTATGGCAGGAGGTCCTACGCAGTGGAGGAGCGGCAGTGGCGTGAGGGCACCATCGTCCAGGTCTACCACCCTGGCTTCATGGGCCGCATCGGCGTGGTACTGGGGCAGGAGGGTGGCAAACTGGTGGTCCTGATCGACGGGCGGGAGGTCAAGGTGGAGCCGAGCAAGGCGGTGCCGGTGGGAGGTAAGAGTCGTGGACGCACACACCAGGCAGTGGGCGCGGGCAGTGGGTGAGTTGACGCGCAAGCAATTGTCCACCACGTGCAAGTGCGAAGACCCGCAGGAGGACTACTACACGGCACTGGACGATGGAGACGGCGTGTGGTGGCGAGTCTGGTACTGCCGCAACTGCGGTGGATACACGCGAGAAGCCGAGCCGTTATAGCGCGGCCCGGCCGCCACGAGAGGGGGTGGTCACGACGAAGTTCGAGCATCCGTATGACTGCGATTGCTACGACTGCGACCGTCTTCGCAGGCAACTTACCCCAATGACCCGCCGCTAGGCGGCGAGGGGTGCCAAACGATTGGGGTGTCATCCCATGAGGATCGTGGTCAAGCGGGGCGACCAAGTCGTTAAAGACTTTGTGGCCGATGAGCCAATCAACGAGTGCAAGGACACTCTCATCCGCGTTTATCAGGGCTTAGGCCATCTAAGCGAGTTGCACGTGGGGGACGCCAGGTGGATTGAAATCCAGCTTAACGAATAGCGCGGCTCCGCAGCCGCGCCCAGGGGCTGGCCGGGAGGTTGGCCCCGGAGCGGGGTCACGGGGAGAGGAGGGGCCTCAAGGATGCAAACCGTGGCCGCACCTGCCCGCAAGGGCGACCTATGCGTCCTCTGCGAACGCATGCTGATCATATACCTCGACCGTCCCGTCGAGGAGCGACGGCGGTGGCGCATCTACCGCGTCGCGGCGACGAGTCGAGGTGGTCGGGTACGAGCTGTTGAGGCGCATGGACGCCAGATAGCGATATTACCGATCTACTTCGACTTGCGCCAGCCGATTGGCGTGGCCGGCCGCGACGTCATCGACGTGGACGCTGCCGTCGAGGCGGCATGGCGGGAGCACCCGGAAGGGTTCGACAGCATCGACGAGGCCCGAGAGTTCTTGCGGAGGTTCCGGCGCTGAGCCGGAGAGGGGGTGAACGGAGTGCGGGTCGGGAGCCTGTTCAGCGGCATCGGGGGTCTGGACTTGGGGCTAGAGCGAGCAGGCATGACCATCGCATGGCAGGTGGAGATCGATGAGTTCTGCCGCAAGGTTCTCGCCAAGCACTGGCCCGACGTGCCCAAGTACGGCGATATCCGGGAACTCACCGGCCACGAGCTCGAGTCGGTCGATCTCATCGCCGCAGGCTTCCCGTGCCAGCCTGTCTCCATCGCAGGCAGGCGACTCGCACAGGCCGACGAGCGATGGCTATGGCCTGAATGCGCCCGGATCATTCGCGTGGTACGACCGCGATGGGTGCTGCTGGAGAACGTGCCAGGCCTCCTTGTTCGGGGAATGGGAGACGTTCTCGGGGACTTGGCCGAGATGGGGTTTGATGCGGAATGGGGTTGCATACCGGCTGCCGCATTCGGGGCGCCCCACCTTCGATACCGGGTCTTCATTGTTGCCTACACCCACGGCGCGGGACTGGAAGGGGCCAGGGTACTATCGCACCCTGCCTGGCGCTCTCGGTACTGGACGGAGAACCAACCCCCGGTTCGTCGAGTGGATGATGGGGTTCCCGCTGGGGTGGTGCGACAGCAACTGACGGCGCTAGGCAACGCTGTCGTGCCACAGGTGGCCCAGTGGATTGGCGAGAGGATTCTGGAGGTCGACGCGAGGCTTCGGCGAGAGGAGGACAAGCATTGCGCTTGACCATCGACCAGCATGACTTGCACTCCGCCCTGAGCGTCGTGTCTCGGGCGGTCAAGGGGCACCCGACAATGCCGTCGATGGGCGGGGTGCTTCTGCGGGCGGAGGGTGACCGCCTGCACCTGACCGGCACCGACCTGGACCTGACCATCGAGGCCAAGGTGACGGCGCGGGTGGAGGAAGCCGGGGCGGTGATTCTGCCCGGCCGGACGCTCCTGGAGATCACCAAGAAACTCCCGGCCGGCGACGTGGACATCACCGTCGACGACAACCACAACGCCACCATCACCTGTGGCCGGTCGCGGTTCACGTTGCACGGCATGGCTCCCAGGCTGTTCCCGAGCGTGCCAGCAGTTGATAGCGAGCCTATGCTCCTTTACTCGGCTGACCTACGTGACATTCTGCGGCGGACAACCTTCGCGGTGTCCACGGATGAGACGCGACCAATTCTCACGGGTGTCCAGCTAGTAGGCGAAGGCCGGCACGTGCGGGCCATTGCCACGGACGGTTATCGCGTGGCCGTCGCCACGGTGTCTGGCCCTGATTTTGACCGGTCCATGAGCGCCGTTATCCCAGGACGGGCGCTGAGCGAACTAGGGAGGCTCCTGGGAGACGTGGATGAGCCGGTGGGCTTGATGCTGGGCGAGTCTGCGGTCGCCTTCGGGTTCACCGGGGTGCGTCTGACCACCCGCCTGATCGACGGCCAGTATCCCGACGTGCTGGGGCTGCTGCCGTCCGAATACCCGCACAAGGTCCGGGTGTCGCGGCAGGAGCTGTTGGATGCCCTGCAACGGGTTGCGCTGATCGCGGGCCAGAACGATAGCAGTCGCTACGTGGTGCGGCTGGAGATTCCGCCGGTCCTGCCCGGACTCCTAATCATCACGGCAAGCAGCCGAGACCTGGGTACAGCCCGCGAAGAAGTGGGCGCCGAGGTGGATGATGGCAGCAAGCCCATCACCATCGGGTTCAACGCTCGGTACCTGATTGAGGGCCTGCGAGTGATGGACGCAGAGGAGGTTGAGATCCAGTACTCCGAGCCATTGCATCCGGCGCGGATCGTGGGGGTTGGTGAGTCGGGGTTCCAGTACGTCGTCCTGCCGGTCAAGCTCGGCGAGCGTGAGGGGGTGCCGTTCTGATGGGTGAGCCGAAGTGGACGCCGGGGCCGTGGCGGAAGATGCAGGGCAAGTATACGGACACCTACGTGATTGTAGCCGGTGATTATGCCGACGAAGGTCAGCCTGATATGTGGGCTGAGGTTGTTACGCCGAACGAGATGGATGCAAGCCTTATCGCCGCAGCGCCGGACCTGTACGAGGCGTGCGAGGAAGCATTGAGGGTCCTGGAAGTGCGGGGCACCAAATTGGCGGCAGAGCGGATGGCAGTGCGGCTTCTGCAGAAGGCCCTCCGCAAGGCGCGGGGTGAGGATGGATGAGCGACGTGCAACAGTTGGTGGAATACCTTCGTGGCTATTTGCACGGCATGCGGACGGAAGGGCAACGCTTGGCGCGTGAGATCGCCGACGACTATGCGCGGCAAGGCGCACACGTTCAATCCGCCCACTGGGGCGGAGTCGCCGAAGGCATGGCAATGGCAGTGGATCGGATCGCGCAAGTAATCGAGGAGTGGCTGCAAGGTCGGACGAGAACCGGCGATGTGCAGGAATCGTGACGCATGGGCAGGTGCCAGCCGGGTCCGGGGGTGCGGGGGTTGGACCCGGCGGCCCCGCCAACAACGACCACCGGTGGTGACTCATCGTGGCAAGGGTTGCAGGGTCGGGATGGTTTGCGGCACCCGATGCGGTCTTTGACGACGCGAGACTGACGCCGGTAGAGCGCATCGTGCTGCTGTACCTCTACCGCATGGCGGGAAACGACGGCGCCAGCTTCCCGAGCTACAACCGGATCGCCGAGTGTGCTGGCGTGAACCGGCGCACGGCCATCCGGGCAGTTAAGTCGCTCGTTGAGAAGGGGTGGCTGGAAGTCGCGCACCGCCGCCGTGCGGACGACGAGGCGTGGCAGTCGAACGTCTACCGGCTGACTCGTCCTGCCCGCACCCCTAGTGACACAGAGTCACCACCTAGTGACAAGGTTACACCACCTAGTGACACAGAGTCACTAGCCCCTAGTGACACAGGGCCACTACCTAGTGACACAGCGCCACCCGAAGGACGACCTAGTTACGGACAACCAGAGAAAGAATTACCCCCCTCCCTGCTTACGCAGGGCTTCCCCCCACAGGGGGAGGCGCCCGCCGCTGGCCAGGGCAAGGTTCGTCGCATCGTGCCCTACGAGGCGATCAAGGACGCCTGGAACGAGATCGCCGAGGGCACGCGCATGCCGAAGGTGCGCATCCTGGACGACAAGCGCAAAGAGGCCATGCGAAAACGTTGCGAGGCCCTCGCCAAGCACTTCGGCGACAAGGTGTACACGGTCGAGTGGTGGCGGCATGTGTTCCAGCGTGTGCGGGCCAGCCCGTTCTGTCGTGGCGAGGGGCAGCGGGGCTGGAAGGCGTCGTTCGACTGGATCTTCATGCGCCAGCATGCAGTGATCCGCCTGCTGGAGGGCTTCTACGATGACAGGCCATCGCACGAGAAGCACGGCGTGAGCGACTGGACGGGCCAGCGGTCGGGCCGAGTGGATCTGCGGGCGATCCTAAAAGCGCAGCAAGGGAGCGGATAGGACATGGAGCCGGACATGTTGACACCGCCCTGGGCACGCGGGATTGCCGAGCGCGAGCTGGCGGCTATCGAGGTTCCGAAGTGGCTGGAGAACGACATGCGGGAGAAAGGCCTAGCCGAACCCTGGCGGGCCTGGGTTCGGCGCCTGTACCGCGCCAGCCAGTACAGGATTCGTGAGCGCATGCGGCTGACCGGCGCCAAGTCGCTGGATCAACTTCTGGCGATGGACGAGGCGCGGGAGCGCGAGGAGGCCCTTCGGGACGCGGGCATCCCCCCAAAGCTCCTGGAGGAGTCGGCGGGCGAGCTGAAGATGACCGAGGCCCTGGCCTGGGCGCAGGTGATGGACGAGGCGGGCGTGGACAACGGGCAGTGCCTGGTCCTGGCCGGGCCGACGGGCGTGGGAAAGTCAACGGCGATGGCGTGGCTGGCCCGCCGGCTCGCTGAAAAGGGGCGTCGGCCGCTCTGGCAGTACGCGCCGGAGATGTTCGCCCGGCTCCACATGGGCGAGATCCAGCACCACGTTATCACGGTGGCCGACGTGCTCCTGATCGACGATTTGGGAGCTGAGGACGAGCCGAGGTACCGCGCCAAGTTCGAGGCGCTGATCTACTATCGGCACGCGGCCCGGCGGCCGACCATGATCACGTCCAACCTGAAAGCCGAGGAGTTCGTCAACCGCTACGGACCCCGCGTGGTGGATCGTCTGCAGGAGTGGGGGCCAGTGATCTACATCGTGGGCGAGTCGATGCGGACGCCCGCGGGGGAGGATGCGGCATGATCAGGTTCACGGTTCCGGGTAGGCCGGTCCCCAAACAGCGCCCCCGCCTGGGGGTGCGGATGCGCGGCCGGCGCATGGTGGAGGCACATGTGTACACGCCGCGGGAGACGCGGCAGTATGAGGAGCACGTGAGGGAGTGCGCCTGGGCCGCTGGCGCCAAGCCTCTGGAGGGCGACGTGGTGCTGGAGATCGACGCTTGGTTCCGCGGGCGGCACCCCGATGGGGACAACATCCTCAAGTCAGTGGCCGACGCGCTGAAAGAGGTGGCTTACCGCGACGACCGGCAAGTGGTCAAGTGGGTGTGCCGCATCCATAAGGCCACGAGCCGTGATGAGGAGCGGGCCGAGATCGTGGTCCGGCCAGCAGGGGAGGCGGATCGACGTGCGGGATGATCGGCGTATCCCCATGGCCCGCGCAGGGAAGATGCTGAGGGCCAATCCGGCGACTCTGAAGAAGGCTGCCGACCTGGGCTATGTCGATGGCGTGACCAAGACACCAGCCGGATACTACCTAGCGACCCCGGAGGCGTGGATGAAGGGACTCGAAGCGTACAGGCGGGCGATGGCTGAGCAGCGGTATCCGAGCGACGTGCCACGTGGGTGGATCTCACTGGCGGAGGCGGCGCGGCGCTTGGGTACGAGGCAGGAGACCATGCTGGCGATTGCCCGCGCCCAGCTGGTGCCCGTGTATGTGCGGTCCTCCGGTGGCCGGAAGAAGTACTACGCGCACCCCAAGGCGTGGGAGCGGGGCCTGCAACGGTGGCGGCAGGGCGATGGGGCCTGGGTACGGCACCGCATGATGCCAAGGCGTCGGTGGACCCCGAGACCGCACGTCGCCGTCTCGCATCATTGGACACGCACCAGCGAGTGGCGCTGAGGGCGTTCATCCGGGCGGTGATGTTGGGGCTACCCTTGCCGCGACAGTGGGTGCAGCGGCTCCAGGACGAGTTTGGGACGGCTAGGGCCATGTATGGCGAGCCGGAGTCTGCGTGAGGAGGCGGGCGGGATGAGCATCCGCGACGGGCTACTGGTGTTGGCGGGTGCGGCGTTCATGCAGGCGCTCTGGCGGTGGTCAACAGGTGCATTGAGTGTGGCCGCCCTGAACGCGGCGATCGGGCTGGTGGCGACGGTGGCGGTGGGCGTGATGGATGGCATGCGGGATAGGAGGAAGGCGGGATGACGCGAGAGGAGATCATGCGGCTGGAGGGCCGCGAGCTTGATTGGCTGGTCCACAAGCGCGTGTTCGGTTACTCCACGGAGTGGCATGAGGCGGAAAACCCGTCACAAGGATCGGGCCTGTGTACGTACTGCGTGCCGCTGTATTCCTCCGACATCGCCGCCGCGTGGCAGGTGGTGGAGCGCATGGCCGAGCGCGGCTATGACATGGAGATTAGCGCCATCAGCGTGGTAGCGGGCCACGCGGACGAGCCGTATATCGAGCTTGCCTTTGGTCGGACGCGCACAGACCTCGTGCGTAACCGCTACGCCTACACCGGCCCCGTGCCGATGGCGGTATGCAAGGCCGCGCTGCTGGCGGTGTGTGGGGAGGCGGGCGGCGATGGATGACATCCGCGTCGCCTGCCCGCACCCGGACTGCCGCCGGACGGACATGCCGCTGAGGCGAGAACTGCTAGGTCAGGTGGTACTCTGCATGTGCCACACATGCCGCATCGTGGTCGAGCCGGTGGATGGCGGGTACGTGGCGAGGATGGTGGGGGAGGATGGTCGCGATGCTGACGCCTGAGCGCCTTCGGGAGAGTATCACCTCAGTGAGGCTAAAGCAGCTCTAGTGTTTATGAGTGGTGATGACGATGGCAGATCTTCGCTGGATTCATGAGGCGGCCAGACTGGCGCAGCAACAAGACTTCGGAGTTGATCGGCATCGACGTCCGTGCCGGTTTTGCGGTCGGCCCATCGTGGGGCGCGAGTACCCGCTTACTCTGGCCGGAGGTAACCGGATTATCGGATACGTCTGCTTCAGATGCATGAAGGAAACAGTGGAGTCGCTTGGTCTGATCGGAGGAGAAGGGTGTGCTAAATAGCGTCATCCTCATAGGCCGCCTTACACGTGATCCTGATATGGCGTATACGCGGAATGGAAAGGGCGTATGTCGCTTCACCCTTGCGGTGGATAGACAGTTTACCAACCAGGACGGGCAACGCGAGGCTGATTTTCTGGACGTGACCGCGTGGGGCAAATTGGCCGAGACCTGCGCCAACCACCTGAGCAAGGGGCGGCTGGTGGCGGTGAGTGGGCGCATCCAGACGAGGACGTGGCAGGACCAGAAGGGCAACCGGCGGAAGGCGGTCGAGGTTGTGGCGGAGGCGGTGCGGTTCCTGGATCGGCCGCAGGCTAATGCGGAGGCGGCTGAGGAGGCGGTGGATGATGCAGAGGCACCGTTCTGAGTGGGACGTGACGACGGCTGAGGGGCGCGAGGCGCTGGAATATTTCCTGATGACAAAGATGGGTTATCGACTGGATAGCGTGTTTGAAGGCACGGAGCCGTTCTGGTCGCGTGGGGACGACATTCGCGATATCGGATGGATCTTCACCCCCGAGGGCATGGTGGAGGCGAAGCGGTGGGCGGCGAAGGAGTACGAATGGGAGATCGGGACCCGCGTGTTCGCCGACTCGGCAAGGGCCTACATCCTGGACTGGGGTGGCTACGAAGTCTGCAACGAAGTGGAGGCAGAAGACGAGCCGACAGCCGTCGCCCTGGCCCTGGCGCGGGCGCTGGAGGAGATGGATTCCCAAGCCGGAGGGGATGGATCGTGACGGAGGAGCAGGCGCAGAGGATCGTGGAGTGGGCGGAGCGATTCGTGGCAATCTGGCAGGAGTGGTGGGGCCGGGCGAAACCAGCGCTCATCCAATCGGCGCAAGGCATTCGGGCCACACTTTGGCAGGCGTATACGGAGGCGGGCCAACCATATGGGCCTACGGAGGATGGAATGTGGCGGTGGTTCGGGGAGTTGCGTAATCGCGCCCAGAGAGAGTACGAACAGTGGCTCCGCGAACAGATGGCGATTGGGCCGCTGCCGATAAAGGGGATGGGACGGTGAGCATGCAGGCAGTCCGCGAGGAACTGGAGCGCAAGCTGAAGGCTGCGGATTGGTTGCTGGACATACATGCTATCACCGAAGATGAGCGTGACAAACTGTACCGAGAGGCGTACAACGAGGCTCGCAAGCAGCTTGGGTTGCCGCCGATGCCAGACGACTGGAGACCGCCGGTGCCGCTGAAGGTGGTTGTATTGCCGGACGTTAAGGGGCGATCGTACTGGCGACGTGCTTTGCGGTCGGTTGGTCTCTGGTAGGCTATCAACCGAGGGCTGCGGGGGACACACACCAACACGTGGAGGTGCGGCCCTTGACGCAGACGCAGGGGCTCGATCCGACGATCAAGGCGGGAATCGAGAGTGACCTGCGGATGTACCGGCGGTGGCTGGCAAGGCTAGAGGCGCTGGAGCAGGAGTGGGCCAATGCCATGGCCCAGAGTGGCGGCGGGATCGTCGAGCTCTCCCGCACGAAGGGCCGGCATGCCGACCCGGTGAGCCGGTGGGTGGCCGAGGCCGATCGCATCCAGCGCGAGCAGAGCTGGCTCTTAGTCCGAATCCGGCGCGTGGAGGCGGCCTTGCAGGTCATGACGCCGGAGCAGAGGACGCTGGTGGAGAGGTACTACTTCGACGGGGCGCCTAGACTTGTTGTGCAGCGCGAACTGAATGTCTCGACGCGGCAGTTTTGGCGGATCAGGGACGAGGCGTTTGAGACCTATGCCTACGTGGCGGGGTTGATGAAGCGGACGGCGTAGGGTCGGTTGGCACAGTTTTGGCACAATCTTGGCACAATCCTGGCACAGCTAGGGCCGCCAACCCGTGGTATGCTGGTATGGGGCAAGAGGGGCCGCCGTGGCCGAGAGGCTGCGGCGGTTGTGCTTTTACGCGGGGTGCAGGCTCGTGAGCTACCAGCGCCGCACGAAGTGGCGGTCCTGGCCGAGAGGTACCTGCCGCTGGTGCAAGGGGCCAGTGAAGCCTCCCAGGCGGACCTTCTGCAGCGATGCTTGCGTGCACGAGTACCTGCTGCGGTCGAACCCGCGGTACTTGCGGCAGAAGGTCTGGGAGCGTGACCGTGGCATCTGCGCCCTGTGTGGCGTGGACACCACGCAGCTTGAGCCTCCAGGACGCCTGCAGCACACGTGGGAGGTCGATCACATCGTGCCGGTGGCTGAGGGTGGCGGTGAGTGCGGGCTGGACAACGTCCGCACGCTCTGCATCTCGTGCCACCGCAAGGTCACGGCAGAGTTACGGCGCCGGTTACGGCAGCGCAAGCAGGCTTGAGAGCAGGGCCGCCAGCATCCAGGCCCATGCGGGGCACGGCCCGTAGGGGCGAAGCTGGCGGCCCGTAGCTTTACCAGGGAGCGATGCTGCATGGAGTTCTGCCAAGCCGTTGGTGAGTGGCTAGACTGGATCTTCGTGGCGATCTTCCTGAGCGGTGTCGTGGTTGGTGCGTGGGCAGCGATCTGGGGACGCAGCTAGGGGCAGGGAAGGGTGGCAGCATGGCCCGGTACGTGGCGGGCAGGGAACTCGGGCGCAAGATCTGCGAGGCGCTAGGCATCGACCCCAGCAACGTCGCAGGTGTGAGCATCGACTGCGACGCGGCTGATCACGCGCTGGTCATGGTCGAGTACTACCTGCCCGAAGATGCAGCAGAGCGGATCGTGGATGACCTGCGGTGGTACAGGCTGGTGGACGATGAGCCCCGGGGGGCCGGTGGGGAAGCGTCTGGGGGATGAGTAGCATGTCCGCCGTTGTGATACAGAGCCGCATGTCCGAGCGATGGCGTCGATGCGCTAACTGGGTGGGTCGAAAGCTCGTCACCCTCGTAGCCCTGGAGGTCCTGAGTGGGGAACAGGCCCTTGACCTGCTCCGTGACTGGTCGCTGCGTAACGTGGAGATCCGGATTGGCGAGGGAGAGTGGCGGCCGCTGCTGGTAGGCAGCGATGACGAGGCGAGTGGCGATGCCGGGTAGGCCGAAGCGCCCATGTAGCAGGCCAGGGTGCCCGAGGCTGGTACACCCGCCTGAGCGGTACTGCCAGGAGCACAAGGCATGGGCTAAGCAACGACGTGCTGAGGCGCAGCGGCTATACGACCAGCAAGAGCGTGACCAGCGGATCGTGGAGTTCTACAACTCGCGCGAGTGGAAAGCGCTACGTCGCAGGGCGCTAGAGAGAGACGCTTATCTCTGTCAGCCATGCCTGAGAGAGAAACGCATCACGAGGGCTGACACGGTTCACCACATCGTGCCGGTGAAGGTGGACTGGTCAAGGCGGCTGGATCTCAGCAACCTGGAGGCGATATGCCGACGGTGTCACGCGAGGATTCACGGCGATATGGAGAACGCTAGCTGAGCACCCCTGGGGAGTGGCGAAAATTTCCGGCTCCGGCTTCCGAAACCGCGCGGGCCCCGCAGCGCGCGTAGTTTTCCGAGAACGATCAACCCGCAGGCCGGGAGGGGGGGGGTGAGCGCCGATGGGACGCAGGGCTAGGCCCGTGGAACTGCAGCTCCGCAAGGGCAACCACCTCACAAAGCGCGAGATCGCGGCCCGGAAGCAGGCCGAACAACGCCTGAGCCCGCCGGCTGACCAGGTGAAGCCCCCCGACTGGCTGGATGTCGCGGCCCTCCGGGAGTGGCAGAAGGTCACGGCTGCCCTGGATGGGCTCGGGATCTTGACCAACGCTGACGTCAACACGCTGGCCGTATACTGCGACGCTGCCGCGAGGTACGCGGAGGCGGCCCGGATGGTCCAGGAGCAGGGGGCCGTCATCGAAACGGCGCGTGGCCCGCAGCAGAATCCGGCCGTGTTAGTGGCCGAGAAGTACTGGCGGATCATGAACAAGGCTGCCGCTGCACTCGGCCTTGACCCCACCTCCCGGGCGGCGCTGGCGAAGTACCAGGCCGAGGCGGGCCAGCAGGACGAGTTCGACAGACTGTTTGGCACTGGGTGATGACTGATGGACCCCGTGACGGCATACGCCCTGGACGTGGTGGAAGGGCGCCAGGTCGCGGGGCGGTTGGTCAGGCTGGCGTGTGAGCGGCATCTGCGAGATCTGGAGAGGGCCGGCGGCGACGAGTTCCCGTTTGTGTTCGACCCGCGCAAGGCGGAGCGGGTGTTTGCTTTCTTCCGCTTCTGTCGGCACGTGAAGGGGCCGCTGGCTGGGCAGCCGCTGGAGTTGATGCCCTGGCAGCAGTTCATCATCGGCTCCATCTTCGGCTGGGTGCACCGCGAAACCGGCCTGCGGCGGTATCGCAAGGCGTATGTCCAGGTGGCTCGGGGTAACGGCAAGAGCACGCTCCTGTCCGGCCTCGGGCTCTACATGCTGATGGCCGACGGGGAGGCCGGCGCCGAGGTCTACGCCACCGCGCCTCTGGCCCTGGACACCCCAATCCTGACCACCCGCGGCTGGACCACGATGGGCGAATTGCAGGTCGGTGACAAGGTGTTTGCCGAAGATGGTAGGCCGACGACGGTTACGTACCTATCGCCCATCGTACTCAGGAAGACCTATCGGGTTCGCTTTGACGATGGCAGCGAACTGATCGCCACCGATAACCACCTGTGGACGGTCGAAAAGCGATATACGCCTCGCAGGGGCGCGTCGCAGCAGTACAAGACCGTTACGGTCAGCACGGAGGAAATAGCCAGGAGCGTGACCTACGGCGGTCGGCCACGATACCGGATCAAGGTGGCCGCCCCGCTCCGGTTTGACCCAAAGCCCTTGCCCATCGACCCATACGTCCTGGGCGTTTGGCTGGGAGACGGTCGCAATAACAGAGGGGCTATTGTCATCGACAAAGGCGATCTAGAAATCATCCGTGAGATCGAGAGGAGGGGGTACACGTTTTCCCCTCACTACTCGTCCAAGCGCAACCTCGTTTACGGGACCATCATTGGCATTCGCACAGCCCTGCGGCAAATGGGGCTGATCGAGAACAAGCACATCCCGGATGCTTACAAGATGGCTAGCGTTGAGCAGCGCATGGACCTGCTCCGCGGGCTGATGGATACGGATGGGACCGTCACCAAGTCCGGCGAGTGCAGGTTCGTGTCAGCATGCGAGCGCCTAGCCAGGGATGTGCATGAACTTGTTCTTGGGCTTGGTTTCAAGGCGCACATCCACTCGGCGCCAACTAACGGGCGCAGCGACGCCTGGATTGTTTCGTTCAAGGCGTACGACGACACGCCGGTGTTCAATCTTTCCCGCAAGCGGGAGAGGCAGATCCAGCGTAACAGCTTAAGTACAAAGGCTCGGTATCGCTGGATCGTGGCAGTCGAGGAGGTCGATCCGAGGCCGGCGCGCTGCATCGCGGTGGACAGCCCGTCTCACCTGTTCCTAGCGGGCGACAAGCTCATAGCGACGCACAACACCAAGCGCGACCAGGCCCGGATTGTGTATGACGCCGCCCGGATGATGGCAATCCGGTCGCCAGACCTGCTGAAGCGGCTGGAGCCAGGCAAGGCCGAAATGATCCACCCTGCCACCGGAAGCAAGTTCGCTCCGCTCTCGAAGGACACCAAGTCGCTGGATGGGTTGAACCCGCACCTGGGGATCGTGGACGAGTACCACGCGCACCCGACCCGGGAGATGTACGACCTCCTGGTTTCGGCGATGGGCAAGCGGGCGCAGCCGCTGCTGTTCATCATCACGACGGCCGGCTTCGACTTGGCCAGCCCGTGCTACGAGGAGTACCAGTACCTGACCAAGGTGCTGGGCGGTGAGCTGGAGAACGAGCAGTATTTCGCCTTCATCGCGCAGCTAGATCCCGAGGACAACCCGCAGGACGAATCGACGTGGATCAAGGCGAACCCGCTGCTGGCGTCAACGGAGGCCGGCATGGAGTACCTGCGGGGCGAGTTGCAGGCGGCGCTGGACGTGCCGAGCAAGATGCGGAACTTCCTCGTCAAGAACATGAACATGTGGCTGGACCAACGGGAAGATGGCTACATGCCGATGGACCGCTGGCGGGCATGCGCCGCCGGGCCGGAGAATCCCATGCCCGATCTGGCCGGCCGGGAGTGCTATATCGGCGTCGACCTGTCCGCGAAGATCGACCTCACCAGCGTCGGCGTCGTCTTCCCGCTGGGCGGCGGCCGGTTCGCCGTGCTCAGCCACTCGTTCATCCCGGAGGAGCGGCTACGCCAGCGACTCAAAACCGACCGGGTGCCTTACGACGCCTGGGCCCGGATGGGCTGGCTGACCGTGATCCCCGGCGCGGTGGTGGACCAGGGCGCCATCATCGAGTGGATTGAGCAGAAGGTGGCGGAGAACGGGTGGAAGGTCCGCGAGATCTGCGTCGACCCGTGGAACGCCACCCAGTTCGCCGTTGAGCTGCAGCGCCGGGGCTACATGGTAGTAGAAATCACGCAGGGCATCAGGACTCTGAGCGAGCCCACGAAGGACTTCCGCGAGAGGGTCCTGCGTGGCGAGATCATCCACGACGGCAGCCCGGTGCTGACTTGGGCGATGTCCAACGCCATAGAGCGCAGCGATCACAACGGCAACATCATGCTGGACAAGGCCAAGAGCCGGGAGCGCATCGACCCCGTGGCGGCACTAATCAACGCCCACGCCCGGGCGATGCACCACGAAACGGAGAGCGCCTATGACCCGAACCGATACGCAACAGACGAAATCCTGGAGAAGCTATGGGGCTAAAGCTGGCCGGTGGCTGGCCGATTACGCCGAGGACCTGCTGATTGTGGCTGGCCTCGGCGTAATTGTTTATGCCTCATTCATGGTGCACCGCATCCTAGGCCTCTATGTGTTGGGGGCCGTCATGGTGGGCGTCGGCTTCATGCTGGCCCGTGGCCTCGGAGGGAAGCGGGGTGGTAGCTGATGCTGTTCCGGCGAGTCGTGCGGAACATGGCGACGACGGTGCAAGAGGCGTCGCTGAACGATCCCACCCTGCTGGAGTGGCTGGGTATCGATCCCGATGAGATCAGTGTTCGGGGCGAGTCGGCCCTAAAGGAGGCCACGGTTTACGCCTGCATCAAGATCCTGAGCGAGGCCGTGGCGAAGCTTCCGCTTAAGGTGTACCGGGAGAGCGACCGGGGCATCGAGAAGATGCCGGATCACCCGCTCTACCCGCTGTTGAAGTCGCGGCCCAACCCATACATGACGGCCTCTGACATGTTCCGCATGGTCGAGGCCCAGCGCAACCTGTTCGGCAACGGGTACATCATCCCCGAGGTTGTGACCAGCGGGCCGCAGCGGGGCCGCATCCGCTGGCTCTGGCCCGTGGATGCCCGCAACGTGGAGATCTGGGTTGACGACAAGGGGCTGTTCAGCAGCAAGCGCAACGTCTGGTACATCGTGCGGGTCGGCGGCCAGGAGTTCCGGTTGAGCCCGGATGAGATCGTGCACGTCAAGGCGCTGGCGCTGGACGGCATCGTTGGCGTGAGCCCGCTGACTTACCTGCGATGGCTGGTCGAGGCCGGGGCTGCTGGCACGAAGTACATCAACGACTTCTTCAAGCAGGGCCTCCAGGCCAAGGGCATCGTCCATTACACCGGCGACCTGAATCCAGAGGCGGAAGAGCGGTTCCGGCGCCGGTTTGAACAGATGTCGGCGGGGCTGAAGAACTTCCACCGGATCGCGCTCCTGCCCATCGGGTATCAGTTCCAGCCGTTGCAGAT